TCTTTTTTCCACTGATCCCAATCGTGAACGCTAAGAGTCACTTCTTTTTGTTCACCAGTTTGTTTATTGATAACAGGATATGTTGCCATTTATTAAAATAATATGTAAGTTTATTTATTCAATAGTGATGGATGGAGCATCTACACACTCAGAGCACCCATCACGAGTCCACCCAAGTGCTTCAGATACGGCAGGAAACTGGCAGGTAAAAATACAACGAACCAGTTCTGCAATCTCCATGTGCTCTTTCTGCGTTCCATGGGCCGAACGGAGATCGATATAATGCACCCATGACCTTACAGAGCCTGTCATATAGAGGCGTGTGGGCGTCGCTAAGGGCAATACAAAGCGAGCGCACTCCTTTGCCACACCTTTCTCTAGAAGGCGGTCGTAGACCCTCTGAGAGTGCTCAAAGAGAACGCGAATGTCCTCTAGGAGAACCAGTTTCAAATAATCAGGAATATCGTCAATACTATTTTGACGATTCTTATCATCTTGTCGGCGCAATTCTGGAAGAGGAATAGTTCCGCCCAAAAGATTTGTATCTGCATACCGTTGCGAAAATTCCTGGAATGTAAACGAACGGTGGCGCAGTATCTGGGCTGCAATTCCTCTTGTAGTATTGATCTCAACAGTCATTGAAGCCTGCTCAAAGATGCTCCAGTGTTGATGCTGGATGCAATACTTGAGAAGACCAGAAAACTTATCATTATGTTGGTTATTAGGGTTACTAACCCTGGCACAATACGCCATATGCTTTTCTGCATCTGGCGTCACACTAATGAGTTTTACTTCTGGTTTCATGAACTCATATTCAGTCGGGATATCCATCGTCGTCATAAAATACTTCGTCGTAATCTGTTATGTAATTAGAAATTTGATCATATCTAGACTCTTGCTTGTAAGACTCTGGATCAGAATAAATTTCTGATTTAAGACATTCGACAAGAGATTCAAGATTTTTTACAATCAGTTTGAGTTTTTCTTTATCCATAGAATCAATCCTGATGAAGTAATTATAGGTAAAAAAAAGAGGGGAGTCAAGTCCCCTCTTATATCATGCAACTTGTGGTTGCTTTGCCATATTCAATTGTGCGTTATGAAGAAGCTTTTCCTTCTTTGCTTTTTTCTTAAGGTAACGAACAAAGTAAGTGTTCATTTGTGTCCCTCCTTTACAAACTTAACACCACGATAGGTTTCGTTGTATTGTTGGGGTTGTTGCATCATTTGCTGTTGATACTCTAAACGCTTTTGCGTATCGTATTCAACACCGCGATATACTACTTTAGACATTAGGTTTTCTCCTTAGTTGTTTAGGTTAAAGAGCGTTCCTTCAGTCAACCTTTGCGTCTATAAAGCATCCTTTTTTTGTTACTTGTTTCACTTCCCAAACTATATCATTTTTTTGTTGGGAATCTAATCTTGGGTGAGTAACTACTCTCCCAATAATGAAATTGGCCTGAAGACAAGTTAATAAGATTGCTTCCATAGATGAACGATCCGTTCCGAGTCGGCTTACTTCCGTCCCATAGGGATGAACGTTGGGTTATTTTAAACCCATTGACTTATATAGTCAAGTACTTTTGTAACATTTGTTACCGCTCAATATAAGTTAACTTATGATCAGTTGCATAAAGTTGTTGGATAATAATATCACATCCGATCTTTGGGTTACAATCACCACAAGTATAAACATCTACTGCTGCGGTTCCTTCTTCTGGCCAAGTATGGATACTAATATGACTTTCTGATAGCAAACAAAGTACAGTAACTCCCTGAGGATCAAACTTTTTAGAAATGGTTTGAATTACTGTAGCACCACTTGCAGCGGCTGCATTTTCTAGTAAATCTATAAGACAACGCTCATCGTCCAGTAGGACAAATGAGCATCCATACAAATTAAGTAGATAATGTTTTCCCATTACAAAGGATTCTCCTCCGCTTCTTTGATAAGCGAACTAACGACTTCTTCTGTACCATCAATTGTTTTTACGGCAAACAAAGAAGACTTCATATATTTTTTAATTTTTTTATATTTCTTGATAACTTGATCGATGTTATCTAGGTCAATAGTTATATTTGCGTCTTTACCGACTCTATTTTCTTTTCCCTGACCACCAAATCCAGCACTCATTTTCTCTTCTTTTTCTCCGGTTGTTTAATGCCCCACAGTTTTGGATTTGTTCTTCCATATCCAAAATCAATTTTTTGAACAGCACCAGGGCCTAGTTTATCATAATACATATCAAAAATACGAACTCTAGTTCCTCTTACCAAATCAATACAAGTTTCTTCGTCTACTTTGTACCAAATTAGATACGCATCACTGGGAAAAGAAGAGTCTTTTGCTTGAGCAAGGGTTGTTTTTTCTAGAAGAATTTCACATCCATATGCGCTAGGTGAAATGCTTCTCTCTTCTTTTGCATATTCTGCCATATCCTTCTCCGTATCAGTTGCAACAGTCACGAACGGCCACCCCACTGAACATCTGGATATGCCTCTTTTACATTCTCAAAAGTTATCTTGTATTTATCGGCCAATCGCTTATCTTTTGTAAGAATCAAAACCTCTGCTTCTTTTGGATGAAGACCTTGCAGAAGATTGATAAACATCATCTCACGACGAACCGTTGTAAGAGTATTATTTCCACCTCTAACATAATGATAGAGGTTTTGATATTCTCTGCGAAGAGATGTGCGACCTCTGGCCACCAGATCTTGTCCAGTGGCAGATTCTCCACCTGCTGCTTCTCTTGATAAATTTTCCGAAAGAGATCCAGAATATACTGTTTGCTCTTTTGGATCTGCATAGGGAACATCACCTTCGGGAAGAAGAGAGATAACACTTTCATCAAAATTCCAAATAAAAATAGTCTTTAGTGAATCATGTTCATAAGTTTTAAGAACTTCAACTTTCTTTGCATTAGTTCTTTGCTTTGAAGCAAGTTCTAAAATCTCAAAAACAAAAGGATTTGTTGGAAGAGTTTCGATAGGTTTTTCAGTCGTCGTCTTCTTCGTCTTCGTAGTCGTAGTCATTTTCAAATCTCACAGCTAAAATTTCGTCGGGTATTACATTCCCATTGTGATCAAACATCTCTGGGTGAGTGTAAACTGGGGAAGTTTGATAGAAATGTTCCTTTGCCAACCATCCTACCACACCTCCTACAAAAAAGAACATAATTGAAACTAATGTTCCTATGGTCAGAGTTACTGCTAGCATTTTTCTTTCTCCAGAGAGTTTTATTTTTTCCTAACATCAAAGTGAAATTCTATAAAAAAGTGAAACTCTCTTCTGAACAGAGAGATCATTTTACCAAACTTCACTTGAAAAGTTTTTGGTTTTTCTGATCTCCTCCTATTGCGTAGTAATAACTCAACTCCCCTGTTAATTTGGGGTTCGTTTTTATTTAGTTTGCTTTTTCCTTCTTCCTGGTCTTTTGTCATGATTATATTTCCAGGCATCTTCGAGAATATTATAAAGGTAGTTTCTTATTTTTCTCGCTTCTGGTTTTGGAATATGCCCATAACCCTCACGAAGTTGTTTATGCATTTCATCTGAACCACCTTCAAGATAGTCGTCCAAATCCATTACAAGATTACTTATTTCATTGGCAGTTGAACTTTCAATAAACTCTTCTACCTCTACCTTTTTAGCTCCACGAATTTTTAGGTAGTCATAAAACTTTAAAACAAATTGTCCTTTGAAAGCATAGTCGATTGCTTTCTCAACATCACCATAAACTTCGTGAAATGTATTGGTCATTAAACTAAATTTTGCTCTTTAAGGTATTGAACAGTGTCCGTACATCCACCAATATGAACGTCATTGACGATTACTTGGGGAAAGGTAGACCCATCCCCAAATTCAGAATAAAATTCTTCACGAGTAAAATCAACATTTAATTTGTAAACTACATGTTGTAAGTTTGCTAGCTCCAATACTTGCTGCACTTTTGTGCAATACGGGCAACCATCTTTCGAATAAACTGTAAACTTCATTTTTTAAATCAAGTGATAATAAGATTATATATCAATTTTCCAAATTGTCAATTATGCCTGTGCCTCACCCCATCTTAGAACTAGACTTCCTGTAAATGGAGATCCTGATGTAGTATAGATGTTAATCGCAAGAACGTCAGGGCCATTGGGGAATGTTCCTCTTCCACCTAAAGGAGTATTATTCAATTCCTTCAATTGGGTTAGGTCAAGAGATGCGTTGTTTCCTCCACCACCATTACCTACAAACGAGAATACAGTCTCTCCTGGAACAGCAGCGGTTGCAATTGTAGTAAATGTATAACTGGTGCTTCCAGCAGTTCCTGGAGTAACTGGTTGCGAGAATTGAATATATCGATATCCACCACTAATGAAGATACCAGATACAAGAGTTCCACCCGGAACACCAGTACCAGAAATTTGCATACCAATTCTTACATCAACAGTAGAAGCAAGAGTAAAGGCAACAAAGTTAGTAACAAAATTTTGTGTCAATGCATTTGATGCTGTTATTGGAGAACCAGATCCGCCCCATAAAACAGATGATCCATTTGCAATCTGAGCAAATGATGGTTGGCCACCTGCACCAGAATTTGTTAGACTAAACCAGTTGATATTTGTTGGATTTTCTGGATAGTTTTGGGGATTAAGAATGCCCTCAATTACAACAGCCTGATTACTTGATCCACCTGTTGGAGTGAATTCAATACCCTGAAGAAGTAATTGTGCTCGGTTAATTAGTTCTCTCTGCCCCAAATCACCCGTAATAGCATTTGAGACACTAGGGGCAAGTCTAATTAAGAATGCAGTGTTTTTAGTTGTCGATACTGTAATACCAACAGACTGATAATTAAAGATGTAACCGCGATCACTATCAAATAATCCATCAGTCAAGAATGCAGAACCCCAATGATTGATCTGTGGTGTTGCAGTATTGCTTAAGAATACAACTCCAGTATTTTCAGTATGAGTTGATGCTGCTCCTGCAGTATAACTTCTTTGAGATCCAGATGCAAAGTTAGTAAATGTTGCAGATCTAGTTAATCCTGTTAGTGTATTAGATGTCTTTCCACTATAACTAATAATCTCATTATCAACATAAATTGTTCCCGATGTTGGATAAAGACTTGCATCAGCAAGTGTCAAACTAGTAGAAGCAATACCAACATTCGAAGCCAATTTAGTCTTTGCACCCTCATTGATAACTTCATAACGAACTGGTAGGTTACCAGATCTCATAAATGCTTCAGTATTTCTATTGTTATTTTTGAGTCTATGAACAAATAGATAGTCTCCATTTGGACCACGAAGCATCCAGTCAATAAATCCAGCACCATACCATGAATATTGGAATCCAATCATCTGCATTTTATTCACTTTAATCTCATAACCACTAGCACCAGTTCCATCAGCCTTATCAATATTCCACTGTGACTGAGGAATAATAATTTCATTTACAAGTGCCGCTTTTACTCCACTG